AATCTCTTTTTGTCTCTTCCTTTTTACCCGGAAAAGCCATAGTAAATCTTCTTACAACTTTCTGTAGTCCACCTGCTATACTCATACTAGAACCTCCTTTTGTTCCATAACGCTATGCATGCTGCATCAGCGTAGTCTTGTTCGGGGAATTTATCTCCCCACTTTTCTTCAGCAAATCTTTTGATTTCATCTTTTTTTACATTGCCTTTCCCAACAACATCTTTTTTCCATGTATTATTATCTACACGAACTGTGGGAATACCTTGTAACACTAAGACTGCCCATACTGCCCCAACAACGCTGGCTAGAGTTCCAACCACACTTCTGTTTTGAGCAAATATTGATGCTTCTATTGTTGCAAAGTCTATATTATTTATTGTACTAATTTCCTTAGAAAAATTGGTTATCAACTCGGGAAACCTTTCAGGGAATGATTTTTTTGTATCGCATCCCCATTTATACAGAGCTACTATTTCTTCGTCAGGATTTACAGCTGCCCCATGAATTGCCTTACTAGAAGTATCTAAACCTAAATATATCATAGTCTATCCCCATTTGTACGCAAGGTGACCACTCTACTAACAGTATTATAAGCAGTTGTATAAGTATTTAGTAGCCCTTCTGTCTTTTTTAGTGTGGCTTCTTGGTCAATAATTTCCCGTCTCAGTTCCCTTAGAACTTCGTGGGTGTCCATAATCTCACCTTTTAATTCATCTCTAGTAGGCTTTTTCTTATCTTCTTCTTCATACATTTTGACAGTTCTATACAAAGCCGTGCTATAACCTTCATCGAAAGCTGCATTCAAAGCACCTACTTTAGATTCAATACCAGCTATTTTAGTTTCTAGATAAGCTTTGTAACCACCATACATAGCTAAGAAATCAGCTAATATTTTATTATCATAAGTGTTTAATTTAGAGAACTCTAAGGTTTCATTCTCTTCTAAGTCAACAGTTAGTGGTGGTAACCCCAAAGAATCAACTTCTTTTTGGGCTTTCCCTAGAGCTTTCATTGGTGTCCATTCTGTCTCACGCTCCTGCATATTAGTATCCCTCCACTTTTCTACAATTACACCACGTTGCTCCTGAACACTTCTCAGGGGGCATCAACATTTCTTGAATATTAAAACAACGTCTTAGTATTTCATCCCATTGAATTGGGTCTTTATCTACTAAAAACGTTTTTATTTTCTGGTCGTTTTTGTTTTCATATAAAACTGTACCTTGACCATAATCTCCCATATTTAAATACATTTGAATCTGTATTTGATGTTCTGGTTTAGGTTTTTTTAATTTAGCAAAGCCTGCTGTATTAATAGATTTCAATTCAATCGGATGTGTACCGAATTTATAATGGTTGATTAAAAAGTCAATTCTTCCAGAAATGGGTGGTATTTCTTGTTTTACTGAAACTTCTCGGTCTATTAAGATATTCAAACCTTCTAACCACGAACCAACCCTTTCTTCTAAAAAATTACCATTTTGAAATATTCGTTCTAATTTAGCTGGTAATGGTTGGTCTGCCATTTTACCATGATAGCATAACCATACGTATTTATCACATGGATTGCTAATTACAGATGGGTGGAAAACACCACCTCTAGGAGCAAACATTGTGCCTGTTAAGTAATCATCAATTATCTCAGATAACCACATATCCTCTGTTGCTGACTTTTCTTTTATTTTTATTGGCTTAATTTGTTCAATGCCTGCCATAATTGTTCCTTTATATCTTTTTTAGTGATTGCTGTTATGTGAATAATATCTTCTATCTCAGGATACTCTTTCAAATCTTTATCTCTTTTGCGGTCTCTTTTTATATTGTGTCCATATATTCCATCAGCTTCAATTACTCTTTGTATCTCTGAAACATAAAAATCTACTGTATATGGAGGAAAACTTGTTTGTTGTGAATATCTCATACCAAATTCATCTAAGCAATCAGCAATAATATTCTCTTGTTTAGTATATTCTTTAGGGGGTAAGTTCATTTTGTAACTCTTCAAACAAAGTTGGTGTTTCTAAAAATAACCCTTTCAAACCATTCATGCCCTGTATTTTAGTACCCTTATAGGTGTACCATGTCCCTGATTGCTCGATTGCTCCTTGATTAATGCCCTCTCGCATAAAAGTCTCTATAACATCTATGCCACCACCTGCTTTGAAGGGTACCACAGCTGCGTTCCAGTGCTCACCACCTATCTTAGACTTATGCATTCGTATCTGCATGTCGAACCCAACTCGTCTGTCCTCACCGTCTATTTTTTCATTTATCCAACCATCCCGTCTAACTTCCAACATTGCATGAGCATAAAAAGTCTGCCCTTGACCTCCCGGCCAAGTATTTCCTTGTCTTCCGATGCCTCCAATGCTTTGTCTCTGTTGGTTTATAGCAATAAACGCTGAACCATTCTCTAGGTACGGGAACAGTTTTGGAAAAGCACTATTTACAAATCTTCCTTGCCAAGCCATTGGGTTGTAATCAAAGTTACCCTTCTCAACTTCTTTTGTTATATCTTTGGGTACTAAGGCTGCAATACTGTCCAATACAACTACAGCAACACCCGCCTGTAACCCTTCCTTAAGCTGTGCCATTGCTTCCTCACCGTTAAGAGGTTGAGATATTATAATTTTAGATTGGTCTACACCACATTTAGTCATCCAGTCTTTATCATAAGACCTTTCTGCGTCTATCCACATAGCCTCTCCGCCTTCTTTTTGGGCACTTGATACAGCTAAAGAAGATAAATATGATTTACCTACATTAGGAGGACCATAGATTAGTGTAAATCGATTCTTAGGGAGTCCCCCGCCTAATAACTGGTCTAACTGAGGTAAATGAAATGGTATTTTTTCTACCTCTGGCACATCTTCTCCTAAAGAAAACTTTAAATCTTTGTTTTTTAATAGTTTTTTAATTGCACTATCTGCGTCTTTATCCATCTTGTTGTCTCCTATGTATAGATTCTGCCCATGAAAAATAAGTAGCGGCTAATTCAATCAACTCAATAAACAATTTAGTGTCATTTCGATTGAAAATCTCTTTCACAACATCTCCATTTTTATCAGTTGTTATAAGATTCCACCAAGAATCATCGTGGTCTTGTGTTCCATATACTTTTGTTTGTCGTTCTTTTTCTGCTAATACAGCTTCTAATATACTCATACTAGAAACATTAGATTTATTTGGAGTCATCTAACATATCCTCGATTTGTGTATCTACTTTTCCTTTTATAAAGTCCCACACAACATCGGCTACTTTTTTAGATTCTTCTAACTGCGGTTCTATTGGTAAATCAGTATCTATCTGGTCAACAGATAAGTCTACTCTTCCATATTGGTTTTGTTCTAAGGGACCTACTCTAAATGTAAATCCTAAATGTGCACTAACTTTCGGCATTTGAAACCTCCTTTTGGTCTAGCTCTATATATTTTTAATATTTTCTTTTTACTAAGTTTATGGTTGTGTCCTAAATGATATCCTTCGTGTTTCTTGCAATAATAAGAATCCATGTTTGAAAACAAAATCTGCTCTCTGTAAAGGGCAAGAGCAGTCTCTACATCGGACTCACATTCATATATTATTTTTGTATCACAGCCCATTTCTTATTCTTCTTTATCACTAAAATGCAACAGTAACATTGCATAGTGTATTATTTTTAGTATGTCCTTACGAGGTGTACCTTTTTTATCATATCTTGAAGCATACTTTAGAATATTACTTCTACAAAATGCTTTAGCATCTCCACAAGCTGCTATAAAGTCTAATGTCTGAACCTCACCCTCGCTGTAATGCTGGTCATATGTGTCTTCCACATACTCAGTTATTTCTTTTATTATTTTATCTTCGTTATACTTAGACATTTTCATCTTCCATTTTAAACAATGGTAATTGTTTATTTTTAGTTTCAACGGTTTCATTTAGTAAAGGTTTTTCTCTATCCGCCCTGTACCTTTTATTCATATACATGGGAAGGTGCCCTAACCCTAATTCTTTAATTTTTTCCTGAAAAAACTCTTTCGTTGTTACAAGTTTACTTCTGGTATCACGTTTTGTTTTTTTGTTATCTGCTCTACCTTTACCTTTATTTTGCGGACTATGGACAGTAATTTCTCTATGGCAATTTGGACATAAAGGTATCAAGTTTTCGTAGCGATGGTCATAAGGATTATCATTATAATGAATTATCTCTAAATTAGGTAACCCATTTCCATTTAGTCCCGAATATCCACAGACTGGGCAAGTGTTACCACACTTCTCTAATAAATATGCTCTGACAATAGTAGAAATATCAGTTCTAGAACCACCAAGCACTTTATCAGCCTTCCAATCTTTTATAAACTGTACTCTTCTAAGAAGATGGGCTTCGGACGCTGCTCTAGATTGTTTAGATACATTTGGGCGTATTTGTAAAGCATCCCATTTTTCTTTATATTTTAGCTTGTAATGGGTAGTAGATTTTAAATTTTCTTTGTGTTTAGTCATAGTGTTTATATACTATCAGTTTTTATGTTTATTTTCAAGACCAAACTACCCCGTTGGAGTCTGTCGTTGGAGCGTCATCCCAATCTACAAGGTCATCCATAGTTAAAACTTTTAGTTCCTTCTTATTCGCCCAAGATGGTGTACACAACTCCATATCAACTTTTAGTGGTATATCCAAAGTGTTTGTCTCAAGTAACTCCCTAATTGTAAAGGGTACAGTCTCTAATTCGGAATCATGTATCTCACATATAATTTCATCATGAACCTGTAATAAAATATTGCTTTTTTTATTATCTAAAAATTTAGCAACCTCAAGCATACGTTCACTCAAAAGGTCAGCACTGGTTCCTTGGACGAGATAGTTTACTCCTTTGTAAGCAAATTGTGGGTTAATTTGGTAAACCCTACCATACTTATTGCGGATTTTACCCACCCCCTCAACCTTTGCAACAACTGCATCGAAGAAATCTTTTGAACCCCTCATACCCTCAAAGTATTGCCTTTTAAACTTCCCGGCTTCTCTTGGAGAAGTATTCAACTGTTGGGCTAATTTCTTATTACCAATACCATAAATAGTACCAAATGTAATAGCCTTAGCATACTGACGATATTCCTTGAATCTATTATGTGACTCATCTATTTTGAAAGCAAGTTTTGCCGCTTCACTGTGGAAGTCTACATCTGTTTTATTTAGAATGGCATCAATCTCAGGGTTTCTAAAATATGACATAAATACCCGAACTTCCATCTGACTATAGTCAAACCCAACTAAAGAGTATCCTTGACGTGGGATAAACAATCTACGTATAGCTATCTGGTGTTTATCTAATTCATCATATGATTCATCACCAATAAAAGACCATGTTGCTAATACATCATCAGATAACTCATTATCTATGGTAATACCCTTTTGGGCAACCATAGCCGAGATTTTACCTCTCATATCAATCTTATCTTCTTCTGTTAGTTGTTTCTCTATCAATTTAAAGTGGTTACGAGGAATGTTTTGTAAGTTAGGCTCTCTACTAGATAGTCTCCCAGTTGCTGTACCCCAATTACAAAATGAAGTGTGCATAGTATCTATTTCTGTATATGGTAATATATATGTAGATTTCAGCTTCTCTAGGGTTCGATACTGTCTTATTAACCCCGCCATTCTATGATTGATATTTATTAGGGCAGCCTCATTCCAAGAATCTTGACCCTTAGATGTTTTTACAGGCGACTCAATCCCCATAGAATTAAAGACCTCACCTATCTGCTTAGGACTTGATATATTGAACTCGTCTTCATCATGTTTTTTAGACGACATTGGAATATCATAATTCCACCTTTTACGCACAGATATTTTCAGTATCTCGTCCTCAACCTCAGTCAATCTACTAGTAATTAGCTTTTCAACTCCTAAAGCATAGTGTTTGTCTACCGAAATACCTCTTCTTTCCATGGCATAAAGAACTTTAGTTAATTCACATTCCATAGTAAAGATATCGTTTTGTCTACTATCTTCTATCTTTTTTAAGTAATCGTTATAAATTCTACTCGTAAGTCTTACGTCTTCTTGACAATACTCACCTAATATATCTGCTGGTGCCTTTGAAAAATCTCTAAACCACCCTTTATTAGATTTTAGGACCTTTTTAGTATCATCATCATACTGTATAGCCTCTTGCCCATAATTACGCTTACCTGTAGCCGAAAGACCCAATTCTTTGGTATCAGAATGTTCTATCAATCGAACCATAACTATAACATCTATAAGCTTTTTGTCTAAAACTGATAGTCCCTCTTTTTCCAAAAAGTGCAAATCAAACTTTAAGTTATAACCTATGTAAGATTTTACCGATTGGTTTAAAAGAGATATTAGTTGCTGTAAGGACTCACTAGATAAATTATTACCATCGTGGTGTCTAAAGGGGTAATACTGAGTAAGGCCTTCTTTTTTAGGTTCTCCGACACCAATCCCACATATTTGGTTGGTGCCAAAAGACTTTAATCCGTTTGTTTCAACATCCACAACCAAGGTCGGTGCTACCTCTAATACCGACCTCAGCTGATTGACATTCTGTTCAAATGTTTCTTCGGTTACTGCAGCTTCTTTAGAATAAAGGTTGTTCTGAATCATCAGAAGTTGCTGCGTTCTTTGCTATATCCATAGCTGCGTCTGCGGAATTACCGTATCTCTCATAGAAATAATCTAGTAGTGGGGGTAGTTCTGCAATATCACTTTGTCTTTCTGCAGGTATCTCATCGTTTTTAGGGGTAGCTGTAATAGAATAAGAAGTCTCGTACATTCCTTGACCAGTTCTTTTTATTCTTATAACACCTTTATTTAATGCTCCCCAATCACTATAAACCTCAACTAATTGGTTCCATATATAGTCACTTCTACCAAAAGTCAAAGCAATGATACGAAAATCATTTACATCTTCTCTAAACATTTTTTTACCTGCCGGACCATCGACTTCAACCCAGTCATCGTTTCTCTTCTCTTGGTGCATTATGTTGTGAACATATGCCCAAATTGCAAATTTGTGTGATGCTCTAACATCATCAGGAACGATAGAAGTATCTACTCTCTCGTCTTTCAATAAATTTACAAACTTATTGCCTGCTCTAAAGGTGTATAGATAAATTTCTTCTAAAAAGTTATCATTCTCAGCACCAGTAGCTAGTGATGATAAAAATACTTGGTCGCCATCTCTGAACCAAATCTCTTTACCCGGTGTAAAGGCAACGTCAGGTCTTTTAGAATCCTCACGCCCTTGTTGTATTCTTGTTATTCCACTCATGTCATTATCTCCTTATATTAGTACTTTGCTTGTTAGTACTGAATGTAATATATCCAAATCAGTAATTTCTTGCAAGTCTTTGTATTTTTTTGGAATGTTTAAATATGATATCAAAAATCTATTGCCCATGTCAAGTGTAGCTTTTTCCATTCCCTTTTTTCCCGCCTCATCATTATCTAATGCTAGTACTAATTCTGTTGCTCGTAATGCACTTAAAAGTTCAATCTGTTTTTTAGATAAAGAGGCTCCAAGTAATGCTACAGCTGAGTACCCCTGCTGACTGAGCCACATACAATCTAAGGCCCCCTCGACTATATATAAGGTCTCTACATCTTTTAGTTTGTTTATACCAAATAAAGTCTTTGATTTAGAAAAACCCTTTGAAAATAAGTACTTTGGTACTGCCTGCGTTCGTCTTGTTATCCAACCTATAATCTCTTGAGATTGGTTCTTAGCCGGTATCATAAAATCTAGAAAATTGTTAGTTTTACAATCCCACTTTGAAATAGTATCTTTGGTGAATCCTCTTTTATATATCCAGTGTCCGTCCGGGACATCTAAGATTACTTCCGGTTTTTGATAAGGGAGTTCTTTGGAAACTTCTTTTTCCTCGTCCCCAAAGAAAAGTGGATTAATTTCAAGAGAATTAGTATCTATTTGACTACCAACCTCAAGATTAATTTCTTCCCAAGACTTGCCTGAAATCTTATGGAGAAAGCTTTTTAGACCTCCTTGACCACAACCTGCAAAACAAATCCAAGCTCCCTTATCAAGATTGATTGCACAAGACTCTTTTCTATCTTCATGAAAAGGGCAATGTATTACAATCTGTTCTTCATTTGGAATGTCCACCCCATATTTAGTTAATATAGAGTACCAATCTACCATTATCTATCCTTTTTGTTTTTTCTAAGAAATAGAACAACTTCGTTTCTATAACCATTTTCATCTGTAGCAATACCTTTTCTGATATCTCCTACAGTAATGTCAATGATTGGTCGTCCATCTCCTTTGCTTCTAGTAGATTTTACAATGATATGACTATCATCTTCACTTCCACCAAGCCAATCGAAAATTCCCATATTAAACCTCCTGTTTAAAAGTCTCCTCCCCCATCGTAATCGGGTATTTCATGTATCTCACCATTGTTGACTGACCACTCCATATAGGTTGTATCTCTCGGCAATTCACCATCCCGATATTTTTGGAATTGCACTAGTCTTTTGGTGTCGACCTGCTTTTGCATTAGCGATGAAGCATCCGCTGAATCTTTCGCTACAGCACACATAGCTATTGCTACGTCAGCAGCCCTTATCAAAGCATCTCCAAAAGCCACTTGGTCCGCCCTTGGGGGAGTAAACATATTAGAAGCATCCCGGGTAGCCTGTGTTGATACCATGATTGGAGTATTTGTTGCAGTTGCTAGGTTTTTCAATCCATAAAACAATGCATGTGATTGTTCCCAAGCAGCTTTTTTTGAATCGCTTGTAGCTACCAAATAAACCCCATCAATAACTACAAATTCAGGATTATGTTTTCTTACTAATCCTGCAATTGATTCCAAAGATATACCCATCTGACCGGAAATATGGTCACAAACGAGTAAAGATTCTGTATTAGACTCTTTTAAGTACTTCGCATAGAGTTCCTCATCTATAGGGTCTCCTCGTCTAAGAGCAGTGTGGGAGAAATTGTAGTCCATCATTTTTGCTAATACCACATCAAGTCTCATATTTATAGCAGTTTGGGGCATTTCTGTAGAAATCAAAAGAGTTCTATGTCCTGCCTTTACTGCAGTAGCTGCTGCATGAACGCATAACCATGTTTTACCAATAGTCGGTCTTGCGAAAGCTGCTATTAGTTCTCCCGGATTCCAACCCACTCCAGTGGTATTTATAGTCTTGAAACTCGTAGGTATGCCCATCAAGCCATCACCCATCTCTCGTTTCATTGTTCTCTCTCGCCACTCCTCTAATCTAGATGTATCTCCTTTATCAAAGGTTTGCACATCCTCATCATATACTATTTCAATATCTGTCAAATCCACCATCAAGTTTGTAATGGCTTTTTTTGGATTTTCATTAATTAAATTTACTTGCTTATTAACAGCATTACGTAAAGTCCTTTGTAATACGTGGCCCTTAAATTCTTCAACTGCATATTCAAAATTAACGCTGTTAGCCTTGATGTCCAAATTAGGAAACTTTTCGACAATAGCTTCCGGAGTTGCGAACACTCCATACTTATCAAAATGTTTAATAATCCAATTATATGCTTTACCATGTGCCGCAAAATCTTTTTCTGTATGCTTAAACGTACGTAGTTTAATTTTATCATCGAGGTTTAAGATTATAGCGGATTCAATATAATCATAACTAGCCATCTGTTTCTCCTGTAGTGCTATATAACACTCTATTATTATTAGAATATATATAGTATACTACATCAGACGTATCAAGGTTGTCAATCTCTGCTTTGGCTTTTTCAAAATCTGCATAATACCCTACAGTCCAGAAATCTTTTAGGTCAGCAGATGATGCAATTACCCTAAACTCTTGCTCCTCCACTACGCCCCTTTTTTGGCTTTGTGGTTTTCTTATTAGCCCTCTTTCTCGCCTTGTTACCCGCCTTCGCATTGGCCCACTCCTTTAGTTCTTTAAGTATAATTTTTCTTTGAGCTCTCTGGGTAGCAGATGGAAACCATACTGCATCTAAAATTAAGAATCTTTCCCAGAGTTTTTTTATTTTTGAATCTCCCCACCTAGTAACTGAATAATAAATAATTGGATTGTGGGGGGTTATATAATACTCAATACCTGCTACAAAATAAGGTACATTTACATTATGGTCATTATTTATAATGCAATTAAGAACTGCTGCAGCTACAGGTGCTGACCCCTGCTCATCAATTAGATTTCTAAGTAAATGCATTTCATTACCTATAAATCCTGCTCCAGAATATTCTTTGTTGTGTTTTTCTTTATATAAATTACCAAATAGTTCGTAAATGTCTCTAGCATTTAATTCATTAAAATTCATCAGTCTCTGTTAGTAAATCTGTAAATTTCTCTCGTATAGAGTGACGTACTTTATAAGAAGACTCACCAAGTTTCTTTGTAATCTCATCCATAGTAAGTCCTTGTAGTTTGTACATTACAAATTCTTTCTCCTTGTCTTGCAGTTTCGGGTCCCCGTTTTCATCATTTGTATGAATAAGTAGTTCCATATCAATCTCCTCGTATTCTTTCTCTTCTTTAGATAAAACTTTTGAAATTTCTGATGTATAAAATCCTGAATCATTAATGTCATATGGATTATTGTCAATACTAACAAAATTTGGATGTCTTTGAGCTTTTGTAATAAGAGTACGAATAGTATTTACCAATGAAGTGTGTAGGTATGTGTGGAATATAGCTCCTTTACTCTCATCATACTTCTTAGCGGCCTTTGTTAAGGCAATACGAAGCTCTTGAGCTATATCTTCTCGGTCCATACCTGCAATATAGGTATTCCCAACCATTTTCATAATTTTAGGTTCCCACTGTAATATTAAGTCGTTATTAATCTGCATTATTTACTTGTTATTGTTTTTATCCCTACTGGGATTTATTACAGTGTATTACTATTATATCATATTTTGTAAGAAATACTACGAATTTCGTTAATAAATAGCCCTAATTAAACCGATTGCTCCTATGTTTGTGAAAACATTGTTGTGAACAATAGTTTTTTCCATAGCCTCTGTGGTATTTGTGTACTATGTCGGCTCGTTTCCTATAAAAGGGAACCCTACAATAAGTACATGTAAGTTTTATGTTATAGTATTGGAAGTGGCAAGTACCTTTATGTACTAATGTTGTGCTTAGTTCTTTGCATACTAAACAGTATCTAGTACCTTTTTGTCTTTTCGCCCGAATAGTAGGTATATCATTATTTTTTAGTACCTCATGTATGTATTGACGAGATACTTTGAATGCATTCCCTATCTGTTGTAAGGTATCGTGTGGATTATCGTATCTATATTGTATGATTTTAGAAATCATCTGTCGTTTTAAGAGACAGTTCGTAATTTTTTACAATAGTGCTTAGTTCATTTTTCCAATGTGTAGCTAAATAGTTTGCATCTACCGTAGTTTCTGCCGGATTTAATTCCCAGCCACCTTTTATGTGCCCCGAAGCTGCCTCAATCCTATCCCATTGAGCTTCTGAAAAAGTCATTGATACTGTTACATCGCCTTCTGCCATTAGTTATTCTCCTTTAGTTTTTCTATTTCTTCTTTTAGTTTTTTTATTTCCATTAATAATAATACTGATATTCGGTCATAACTTATAGAGTCAGGTCTTCCTTCTCTATCATAAATTACTAATTCTGGAAACAGTTCATGTACTTCTTCCGCTATTAAACCAAATCCGGGTTTTCCTTCATCCCCTTCTTTTGAATTTTCATTGTTTTCATATTCTACAGGTCTCATGTCATATATTTTAGACGATTCTAGAGCAGCATCAACAATATTCTTTTTATATCGCTCTGAAGATGTATATTTATAAATTAACCCACCCCCATCCCCATGTAAAACAGTACCGGCACTTCCACTTGAAGTCATAGTTATAGCAAGTCCATTACTCTTTAAAATAGACCGTAGAGTACCAGCAACAGAATGCCTTATACTTGGAGTTCCCTCCCTATACATTCCTGTATCTACATCACCGGCAAACGAAAAGGCAGGTACTGATGCACTACCATCATCAGCATAATATCGAGGAGAGTTTGGTATACTAGTTGGAGAAGAACTTTGTGCAAATCCTCCTTTAATTCCTACTAAACGCCATACAGCATATGGAAGGTCATAATTTATTTCTGCAATTATTTTAAAATCTGAATCGTTACGTTCTTGTACTAATGCCGCATAATCACCATCGTCTATTACTCTAAATATAGTTTCACCTTTTATGTAATAAACATAATAGACTCTACCATCTGAATTTAATGCCGATAGATAACTAGAGTCACCGGCTGAAATTGCATATACATCATTCCCCACATGAAGGTTTCCAGCACTCCAATCTACTTGACTGGCTGATGATGAAGAAAACACACACGTTGTGGTAATTGTTGGGTTAGCCGCAAATTCGGGTTCACTTGGTAATGCATCTTCAGTGTTCACCGTATCAGATAGACCGCTTACTTTAGTACCTGAAAATTCAGAGGATTGAAGTGGCGAATCTTCAACAACTTCGTACCTTGTACTTACCCCTCCGTTGGACTCTCTATACTCCACCCCAACCACAATCATCGTTTTGGCTACATTTTGAATATCACTTCTTACTCGTATTGAATCTGCAGCCCTGACTGGAATATAATATCGTAAATTAGAACTAGTAGAAACACTTCCGGTAGACCAAGTAACTTTTACTTTTGTAGCACTTACCCAAGTAGCATATCCGTAAGTAGCTGTTGGTTGCCCATTTGAATCAAGTTCATTTATACACATACCAGTGCGGAATCCATATTTAGTCAAGTCAACATTACTATCATATATAGATGCACCACTTGTATGTTCAGCAG